CGACAAGGGTATGGATTACCTTAGAGGGACCAACCCGGTCGGCGTGATCTTCTCGGAGTATTCGAGAATGAGCCCGGCGGTATGGGATACGATCCGCCCGATCCTCCGGGAAAATGACGGGTGGGCTATTTTTGCCTACACGCCCTGGGGAGAAAATCATGGCTATGATTTATACAACATGGCCAAACAAAATGATGAATGGTTTGCCTCATTTTTAACGGTTGACGATACGACCGATCATAATGGCAAGCGTTTGATTACCGATTCGGATGTTGAAGAAGAACGCGACTCCGGCATGAGCAGAGAAATGTGCGCCCAGGAATTTTACTGTTCGTTCCAATCGGCATTACCAGGTGCTTACTTTGCCAGTGAAATGGAATCCGCCCTGGAACAAGGTCGGATCACCCAGGTGGCCTACGAACCGGAACTCCCGGTCGAAACCTACTGGGATCTGGGCCTGGCAGACTCCAATGCGATCTGGTTCGCCCAGCATATTGGGAACGAAACTCGACTGATTGATTACTATGAAAACTCCGGTGAGGGCCTGGTCCATTACATCCAACTACTCCGGAACAAAGAATATGTGTATAGCCGGCATCATGCGCCGCATGACATCGAGGTCCGTGAGTTTAGCACGGGAAGATCCAGGCGTGATACGGCGCTTAATCTCGGGATTGATTTTCTGGTTGGCAAAAAGATTGACAAGATGGAATCCATCGATTCACTCCGGCGCTTTTTAGGCCGTTGCTGGTTTGACCAGGAGAAATGCAAAGTGGGCATTGCGGCATTGAGGAATTATCACAAGGCGTTTAATGATAAGACCCGGACCTTTTCTTCTCCGGTCCATGATTGGAGCTCGCACGGAGTTGATGCGCTGATGGAATGTTCCAACGCTCATTACCTGGATGGATTCGAGGATACCAGCCGGAAACAGACCCAAACCCTTAATGATTACGATATTTTTGATTCGAAGGGGAATTCAACATTTCATTAGTTTGTGATTGCCAATTAGATCAGGTTTTAATTACTTTTAAGCAAGAATACTAAAGGAGTAAAAATAATGGGTGGTTTATTCAGAGCAGTTACTTCATTTTTTAGTCCGCCAAGGGCACCAAGTCCTCCTCCGCCGGCTCCGATGCCGGTTTTACCTCCGCCTCCTCCGCCTCCGCCAGCGCCGCCTCCTCCGCCCGAGCCGCCGAAAGAAATTGATAAGTCGGCCGAAGAGAAAGCGGAACGCATGTCAATTCTGGCAAGGAAGCGAAAAGGCCGGAGATCCACGATCATGTCCGGCGCTTTGGGGGATACATCCGATGCTGGTAGTTATAAAAAGAGATTATTAGGGGATTAATATGAGCGCGATGGGTCCACTAATGTTAGATATTTTTCTTCAAGATACGAAGCGTGTACAACGGGGTGAGCCAACTTTAATTTTTCATAATATTAAAACCTATGAGAATGGTGTATTAAAGGACATGACGCGAACACCGCAAGCACCACAAGCCTCACAAGCACCTCCAAAGGTTGAGCCAAAGGTTGAGCCAAAGGTTGAGCCAAAGGTTGAGCCAAAACAGGAACCGGAAAAAGCGGAACCTATAAAAGCTGAACCGGCACCACAAATGGAAGGCCGGGTTGCAACGGTGAATAGAAAAAAGCAAAGCCGAGGCCGAACTACTTTAGATCCGTTCGCAATAAATGATCCAGGACAAATGTATAAAAAAAGACTGTTAGGAGGCTAAATGCCAGATGTTATTTCGCTGATCAAGCGACACGATAAACTGAAACAAAGGCGCACCCAATGGGAGCCCTTTTTCAGAGATGTCCGGGATTATATTCGCCCAAGAAAAGGCAAGGTCGATTCGTCAACATTTCAGCATGGGCAACCGTTTACCAACAAGAGATTCGACTCCACGGCCACTGAGGCGAATAGACTCCTGGCTCTATCAATGCAGAACTCACTCTGCCCGAGCTCGGTGATCTGGTACAAGCTAAAGATCCCTAAAGCGCACCCGATGGCATCACTCAATGATGACCCGGCAGTCCTGGCGTGGTTCGATGCGGTGGTCGAGAAAATGTTTTTTACCATGCACCAGAGTAATTTCTATTCGGTGATTGGTGAGGCATTCCTGGACTACACCTCATTCGGTACCATCTGCATCATGGTTGATGAAGATGATATGACCACGCCGAACTTCAACGGCATCATTTATAAATCCATGCCGATAGGTGAGTTTGTGTTTGCCGAGGATCGCCGTGGTGTGCCTGATACATTATTTTGGGAATACAAGTTAAGCGCCAGGCAAGCCGCCCAGCAATTCGGGATGAAAAATTTGCCCGAGGTTGTACGCGAGGCCGCCCGGGAAAAACCGGATGAGGAGTATGATTTTCTCCGCGTGGTTCTCCCAGCCGAGGATTACCATTCGAAAAAACGCCGCGGTAAGGAAATCCAGGCATGGACCGCAATCGATATATTTTCACATGGCAAAGAAAAAGTTGCCGAGTCGGGATACAACGAATTCCCGTACGCCATCGGAAGGTTCGCCAAGGAATCCGGCGAGCTTTGGGGAAGATCCCCGGCCGATGTGGCCATGGCCGACATTAAAGTTTTAAACAAGATCCGCGAGTTGGAGCTTAGAGCTCTCAACAAGGCGGTCGATCCGCCACTCATTGCACCACACCAGGGAATTGTTGGAGCATTCAAACTTATTCCAGGGGCAATCAATTATTCACGCGAACCCGAACGCATTAAATTTTTACCATTTGAAGGCCGCTTTGATCTCACCAACTTAAAGGGGGATGAGCTCAAACGTGGTATCCGGTCCATGTTCATGGCAGACCAGTTGGTCATGCCGGAAAAACCGAACATGACGGCACAAGAAGTGATCGAGCTCCGGGATCAGTTCCAGCGCATGTTAGGCCCTACGGTTTCACGTTTTGAATCCGAGGTGCTCATGCCGTTGGTGTTACGAACATTCTCTATCGGTTACCGGACCGGTTTGTTTCCTCCTCCGCCGGAAATATTAAATGGTTTAAGCGACATTGATGTCGAATTTGTTGGGAGTCTGGCCAAAGCACAAAAACTTTCTGATGTCACAGCGATTACGCAATGGTTTGGCATGCTCGGCCAGGCCGCCCAATTTTCTCCCGACATTATTGACCTGGTAAATTTTGAAGAATCATTACGGATCCTCGGGGACCGCCTGGCAGTTCCAGGTGAAGCGTTACGGTCGGATGAAGAGATCATGCAAATGAGAACCATGAAAGCCGAACAGGCCCAGGAACAAAAACAAACAAACGAATTGATGCAAGTGGCCGAGGGAATAGGTAAGGCCGGCCCTGGTATCAAGGCATTACAGGAGGCAAATGAAACAGAAACAATGGGAGCCCCAGCTTAATGACAAGGAACGCAAGAAAGTAGCGGTCAATTATTTTCAATGTTTCAATACGCAAGCCGGGTTGGAGGTTTTAAAAGATTTGGAAGAGATGTACCAGGGAAAATCCAGTGTAGTTGCCAACGATCCGTATGGAACTTATTTCCAGGAGGGTTGTCGGTTTGTTTATTTACTGATCAAGGAAACGGTCAAACTCGGAGAAGAACTCAAATCAAAAGGAGATACTGAATGATTACTGAAACGCAAGAGCCGGCAACCGACACCTCGAGCGAATCTGAAGAAGCGCCGCTGGAAGCACCAGCCACATGGATCGATGATGTCCCGGAAGATTACCGGGGAGAGAAATCATTGAGCAAGTATCAATCGGTCGGTGATCTGGCCAAAGGTCATGTTCATCTTTCCAGGATGATGGGCAACTCGGTCAAGATCCCAGGCGAAGATTCAACTGATGAAGAGCGCAACGATTTTTATACCAAGATGGGCCGCCCGGAAACGGCGGACAAGTACGAGTATGCACGCCCCGATATGCCGGAAGGAATGCACTACGATGAAGATGTGGAAATGGCATTCAAGGAGGTGGCACATGGTCAAGGGTTATCACAAAATCAAGTGGGATCCATTCTGGATTGGTACAACAAGTTTGCCCTGGATTCCCAAATTGACCAAAAATTGCACATGGATGAAGCCTACTTTAAGGGTGAGGCGGCACTGCAAAAAGAATGGGGCCATAAAGGATATGATCGCAACGTGGCTATTGCACAACGCGCCATGAAAGAATTTGGTGGTCCGGAACTCGAAAAGTTATTGGCCTCGGATCCGCGAGGTTCCCATCCGGCGCTGATCAAGGCGTTTTACCAGATGGGATTAAAAAGCCAGGAGGCTCGCCCCTTGGATGCGGAACATGATTCCAGTTTTCTCGATGTCACATCGGCACAAAAAGAAATCGAGGAATTCAACAAACCTGGCCATAAATATTACAAGGCATACTGGGATAAGGACAATTCCAAGCATGCCGA